CCACCTGATACGCTTGACGAGCCAAGCACCAGTGGCCGTAGCTCCCAGCAGTTACGTGACTCCGGCTCCGTCCAACCAACAGGTCAGCTACCAGGTGGCGCCTCAAGCGTATCAGGTGGGTACGAGTTACCCCCAAGCGGTACCCCAGGCGAGCCCCAGCTACCAATCCGCCCCTACTCAGTACGCCCCCCAATCCCAACCAGCGGAAGCCCAGGGCAACCCGTGGGAATCGGCGTTCAACAAGGTGGTGAATCTACTGAGCGCACCAGTTCAATCCCCGTTCCAGGGTCAGTCCTCCGCGCCGACGACTCAGTTTACCCCGGCGAATTACGGTCAGGTCAGCAGCCAAGTTACGCAACAATCGGCTCCGCAGACATGGTCGCCCAACCAGGCTTACTCGCCCAACTCTTCCCAAACCTCCTCAGCTCCGTCCTTGGAGCAGGTAGCCGACTTGGTGGGAATGAGCCAGGAAAGCCGTCAGGTGATGGACGCGTTCGGGGTCGAAGCTCCGGCAATTCTGAACAACTACGCTCTGAACCTGGAGCAAATGCTGGACAGCGCCGTCGCGTGGGGAAGCCGCGCAAGTGAGACGATCCAGGGATACGCTCAGTTCGCAGTCAACGAGCATCAAGAGAACCTAGCTTATAACGAAATTCTGACCAACCCCGATGTTCTCAGCGATTACACGCTGAAGTTCTTCGGTCCTGAAGGTCCCTATCCCGTTTACGAAAACGAACAACAATTGGAAACTCCTGGTTACCGCACGGAACCCGTTAATCCCCAATACGGCCAACTCCCTGCTCCCCCTACTGCCGCCACTCCTCAGCAACCTGAAAATTTCTGGGGCACCTTTAACGAAGTGATGGCACGCGATCCCCAGAATGCCTGGCGCGTCATCAACCAAGCTCAGCCTCAAGTCCTGGCTAACAAACTGTTTGTGATGGAGTGAGATGTTCAATTTAGCCGGTAAATATGCCAGCGATATCGCTGCTTCTATTGGCAAACGACCCATCCCTTCAGCCTTAGCTGGTGCTGCACTTGCCGGTGGTTTAGCAACCGCCGGTAATGTGTTAACTGGTGAGGCAAATAAAGAAGAACAAGGTCGTTTACTTACTGAAGCTATTGGTGCTGGTGCACTCGGAGCGGCCTTAGGAAGTCAAATTCCTAGATTTCGCACTAGCGCAACAAGTGCTTTGAGAAACATTGGCAATGTTAGCCTGCAGAATCCCGGAGCTGTTGCACGCAAGGCCGAAATGTCTCCTCAAGAAATTAAACAAGCTGAAATTGTAAGAGACTTTTTAAACTCTGCTGTGCGCGAAGGAGGCGATCCCGCTCAAATGAGAGCAGACATGAAAACCGGTTTGCGAAGAATGCAGACAGCTCAAAATGCCGTTGGTATTCCCAGCTATCTATTAGGAGCTGGAGCCTTAGGTGGCATGGTTGGTGGCGGTGTTTCAAACATCGCACAGATGACTGGTCTCCCTGGATTCAATCAAAATGTAATTACTGATCCCGAACTTGCGGGGTCTAGTAATACACCTATGGCACGCGCAAGTACTCCTACTTTGCGTTACATTAGTTGATAAATTATCAACTGCTAAAATTTGTTTTAGATAAGACATTTCTTGTCTGAATCTTTCACCCGACAAAGTCCTGCGTACTGGAGGATAAACTAAAGTGTTTCTTGATACCGATTTCCCCAAGATTTTGGGTGCAGAACTGTATCGCCCCCACCCGGCATACATCTGCGAAATGGCCGTAGAGCCTGTTGTTGTTCACGACTTCACTCGTCAACCTGGTCAAACCGTTCAGCTCGATCGCTATAAGTTCTGGGGTACCCCTGGTACTAAGGACAGCCGTGAGCGTATTGCTGACCAAACCATTGGTACTGCCAATAGCCGTAACATCACCAAGGAGAAAGTCCTGGTGGTGCTTAAGGAATACACTGGCCCCGCTGATCCGGGCGACCCGACCCAGCCTTCTACCTTTAAGATTGCTCGTGAAACTCTGGTTACCGCCCAGCGCCTGCTGCTGGATACCGGCAACCTGAACATGTTCCACCAGTCGATCGGCAGCCTGACTCTGCTTGACGACTATCGCCGTTGGCGTGACCGCGTCTTCATTGACGAACTTGCCAAAGCCGAAGCTAATGGCGCTGCTTCTACCAGCCAAGGTGGTTACTACTTCCCTGGTGGTAAGACCAAAAACTCTTCTGGTCAAATCGCTTACACCGCCGCTCAATACACTGCAGATATTCAACAGTTTTCGGTTCGTACCGACCTGCTGACTGTTGTTAAGGATATGCGTAAGCGTAACGTTCCGACCTTTACTGATGGTCTGTATCGTTGCATCTGCGATCCTACTTTCATGATGCATCTGCGTCGTGATCCTGACTTCCGTGAGATCGCTCGTTACGCCGGTAACCCTGGTCAAGGCATGTACATGGGCAACCCCATGATGCCTAACAATGCCAGCTTCTATATGGGTCCGCAGGCTGGTCAGGCCTACTTCCTGGCTGGTGAACCCGTCATGCCGACTGGCGTCCAGTTTGAAGGCGTGAAGTTTTTCGAGTCGACCAACTTCCCCAGCAAAACCATTCAAGCTTCTTTCACTGATATCGCTTCTTACAGCGCCCAGGAAGTTGCTCAAGGTTTCTTCTTCGGTCCCCAGGCCGTTGGTGTTGGCATTGGTGGTCCTAACGCTCAGGTGCTGATCAACAATAACGACGACTTCAGTCGCTTTATTATTCTGATCTGGCAACTGTATGCTGGCTTCGAAGTTCTTAACAAAGACTTCATCACTACTGCCTACAGCTTCGTTTCTGACGACGGCACTGTTTGATAAGTAAACATAAATAAACCATACGGAGAAATAAATGACCTATCTCTCGTCTAAAAAAATCTTCCCCGGCAACTGGGCAGAACCGCTGAACGGTTGGTACAAGAACATTGATACCGATGGCAGCGGCAGCAATGATGGTTCGAAAGGTGGCCCCACTTCGGTGCTGGCTATCCCTGGCTATCGTTATTTCCAACAGCGTGGTTATGTTGCCGTTACCAATATCTCTGGTGATGGCGCCATTGCTTCCGGTAATGTTATTGTTCCCTCCCCTTACAGGAACGATGACACCCGTACCGATATCACTGGAATGGTGATTAGCGGTTCTTCCACTCTTCCCGTTTACGTTTATCGCGCTACCATTTCGGTTGCCTCCGGTTGGGGTGACGGTCGTGTTGCTTCTGGCATCTATGCTGCCACTGGTAACACCATGACCTTTGCTACTGGCCTGACCTCCAGCGGTGGCGTCGGTGAAGCTGTTTCACAAGCTAACCTGACTTCTACTGTTGCGGGTAGTCAAGCTGGTGAAATCTTCTTTGCCGGTGGTTCGGCTTCTGTTAGCGCAGTTCCTGCTCTGACTGCTACTGGTGCTGCTGGTGTTAACGCTGGCAACGTCTACAAGCAGCTCACTGGTGCAGCAACTTATAAAGTGCTGTCCCGTGATACTGCCACTGGTATCGTCACTTCTGGTGGTTGGTACATTTCTTCTGATGACAAGAACGCCGGTCGCACTGGCTACTTCGTTGTTGAAGTGTGCTACATCCAACCTGATGAAGCCCCTGGCTACGAGGACATCGAAGATTACCTCCTGGGTCGCACTGTTAGCTGATTAGGCTAAACTGGGACCAGACATATTTTCTGGTCCCATGTCAATTCTTTCTGAAGAAATCTTACATCGTCACTGTAAAACAGGTGCGAGAGTTCGAATCATTAGCGAATGGGATAACGGCGATTGGTTTATGGTTGAAGACCAGGACGGTCGTCTTTACACCGCTTATAGAACCGAACTTTCGCCTGACGAACCTGCAACAAAGAAAGTAAAAACTCTTCAGGTAAAAGATAAGGCGGCTAACGAAGAGCCACGCAACTTCCCTCCCGATACACGTCTTAATATCAACGGTGCTACTGCACAGATGATTGCAGACCATATTAAGGGAATTGGTCTCAAGACTGCTCGAGAAATTAAAGATTTGCAACTGTCACTTTCCGGTGAAAGATTCAGTAACCTCGAACAGTTACGCCAAATTAAAAGAGTTGATTGGGATTCGGTTTTTGCCGCTGATTTAATTCGAGTCTAAACTACATCTCCTGTTCGCCCCTGGGAAACCAGGGGTTTTTAGTTTTAGAATAAAAAGAAAACAAGATAATGGCAGGTTTAATTCCAGCGGGTAGGATTGTTGATCCAAGTAAAGACATATTTCCATCTACTGGTGCTCACCTGGACGTAAGGGTTATACCTCAGTTTGGGGCTCAGAAAGGTAAAAAGATTGATCCACGAACAGCTAAGACTCTGCTTCAGAATGTTTTAGTTGGTAAAGATCAAATCCCTTTAGTTCAACAGCAAGGCCAAGATTGGAAGTGGAATTTTCCAGTTACGTCTGAATACGGTAAGAGGGCTGCACCTACGGCAGGAGCTTCAACCTTTCATGAGGGTATTGATATCAGCTTAAGCGCTGGTACACCACTCGCCTATAAAGGCTATGGAACATACAGACCAGATGCAGGGTTTGGATCACTGCAAACCACAGATACCCAAGGTAATCCTTACGAAATTAGATTTTTACACACAGAACCTGGTCAGAAAGCAGCAGTTGGTTCTTCTGCAGTACCTAACCCACTAGCTCTCCCTGGTGACAATACGCAACAAAATAAAGAAAGAAATGATAGGTTGATGGATGCTTTATTTGGTAAGCAACAGACCTTAAAAGATGTTTTAATTTCTAATGCACTTAATCAAGCAAAGCAAAACAGACAGCAATCATTGCTTGATACTTTAACTCCTTATTCTTCCATGGGAATTAGTCCAGAACAGGCAATGCAACTATTTGCTTGATTACGTCAACTTATAATAAAAATTAAATAGGGCGCAAGCTGTGCAGCTCAGTGATTTTGAAAAAAGTAGAGTCAGGTACCATCTAGGTTACTACGTGGTTTCTGTTCCAGCGGGTGACTACGCTCGTCTGGAAGAAGCTATGAATACAGTTCCTGATTCGTACTTCTATGACAAAATCGTTATTCAATTAGGTCGTTGTGATACGGCTGAAAAGAAAACCGAAGTTGCACTCACGCCTTCTACTCGCGTTGAGAATATCGTAGGCGACGTTGATCGTACGATTCGTTCTAGTAATGCCAAAGAGGCATTAAAAGTTTGGGATGAAATTTATCTGTACGAAACAAATCGTTTAGCACATATTCTTTACGTTCCCAACTACAAAGATCCTTTTCAAGCACGCTATCGGTATGAAAGATCTGGTGCTGAATTTATTCAGGCGCTTCCAGGTCCTGCCGATACAAGTGTAGGTTCTCGCATCTATTTACACCAGGTTTGGCGATGATTGCTTTTGATCCTCTTTTAAACGTTTCGACGGGAATCACGAGCCAGCTTCGTAGGTTTGGTTTGTTACCACGTACAGGTATTACAACTGAATTTGGAGGGAACATATCAAATATTCAAAATCGTCCCGTTGTCAACCCAGAGTTTCTTCAAAGAAATCCTTCTGGTGAAGCTGATCGCAATAAAAGGTTTGCTCAATATCAAGAGATGGGAAAAGCACCTGCACAAGCAGCTTCTCCGCCCATGAGTGCCCCAGAGCAAAGAGCAGAAAGCCAAGAGCGTTCTCGTATCGCTCAGATGACAGAGCAAGATCCGCTCTTTAAAAAATATCAAGTTGCAGACTTAACAAAGGCATATAACACGGCTACAACACCAGAAGAAAAAGAACGGATTGGTTTGCAGATCTGGGCCACCACAAACCCAAGCCTTGCTTCTCGCTTACGTCCAGGGCAGACAGGTTACCAAACATCGGCAGCAATGTCAGGTTCTCAGGTCTTTGGTAAGGACATCCCTGGAATCACGCAAACCTTTTATCAACAAGCCAGTGAGCAAGCAGGTGTTCCATTCCCTGGAGCAGCTCAGGGCGCAAGTATAAATGCCTTTGGCCTTGGTGCAAACGCACAGCAACTTGGCGTAAGTGCACCAGGTCAGATTCCTCCAACAATGATTGGAGAGGATGTGTTTAAGCGCGGCATTAAACCACCTTCCTCTGAAGATTTAACACAGACGCAACTTGCGTTGCTTAAGCGTGCGTTTGAAGGACGCTTAAAATAACCCTTTGGTAAACTAAGGTTACTTGGCGCCACATTCGTGGGTAAGTCCACCTGCTGGGTAATTGATCTTTTGATCTGCGGAGACCAGTGTTCTTGCATTAACCTAATGATTATTTGCCGTAATTTCCTTCGCCGTCTTACTGCCAAACTGAGTTTAGTTGTGGCTCTTCAAGCAGTATTCGTCCCTGGTCTTAAGGCAGATTCGAATTGGGTAGGAGAATAAGGAAAAAACTGAAATGGCGCCAAAGACTTCGCAGCTCTTAGGTTTATCCAGCCCCGAACTTTATGCTGCAGCTTTTACAGCATTGGGTGAGGCTGGTCCTGGACAAGATCCCTATGGTGTTTTTTCTACAATTCTTTCAAGAAAACAAACGGGAAAATACGGTAAAAATATCGTAGACATTGTTAAGGCTCCCTCTCAATTTGTTGCGAACGATCCTTATAGCGCATCTCAAGTAGCAGATCCTAGTTTTGGCCGCAAGGTTTACGGGTCTCGTTACGATCAGATGCTTCAGAAGTTTGAAGATCCTTCTAAGTTGCGTCCTGTGCTTGAAAAGCATGGGGGCGCACTTCAGTTCAGGGGACAATCTCTTCTGAAGAATAAAAGACCCGAGGATGTAATGTTTGATCCTCGCGGAAACTTTTATTTTGCTAAAGATCCAAAGGCGGCAAAATCTCTTCTTGAAAAACTTGGCGGTGCACCAGGGCAATCAGTAGCACCTGTAGCTGCAACTCAAGTTGAGAAGGGGAACCAGCAGGGGCAGTCGTTGCTTCAAAATATTTTGAAGTATATACCTATGGTTGGAACAATGCCAAGTCTCTCTTCTGTAGAAGACATGCCACTTCCTGATAGCCAAACTTTTTTAAATACGTATCGTAAATTCTTTGAAGATGAGGAGTTTGCATAATGGCACGTTATTCTGAATACCTTGACTACGACGGCTATCTTCCTGGGGACGTGGCTCGTGCTGGTCTAAGTGAATATCAACAATATCCACAGTTAGCTACAGAATATATACGAAATAAAAGATTTAAATTTCAACCGAAGGAAAATATTAATTTATTCCAAAACTTTTTAGCTCTACAAGGAGATCCAGAAAGACTCTTCCGCTCAACAGCAAAAATGCCCGATACTCCTTTTGGGAATTTAAGTGGATACGCAGGCATCTAAATAACCTATAATAAAACTAATATCAGGTAAGGCTACATGTCGTCAACCGCTACCAACAAAAGTCCCCTCTTTATTGACAGGCCGCTTTACGATTCGGTCAGGGTGACAACTCAGATTGCTGGCAGTGCAACCAATAACACTCTCTTTGTGCAGGGTGGTCAGGTCCCGGCAATCCTGGTTGACATGGATGCTTCTTTAAGTGAAGATAATAATAATGGCGGCGTAATTGATTCAATCTCTATTGTCAGGAACGACTACTACAGGGATGCTGATTACGTTGTTTCTTCTACAACCTCTGGAACTGTCGTTTCATTTGTCAGTGGTCAAGTCGTTTTAATTTTTCAAACGGGCGTTTTATCTACCCCAGCAGCAAGTGGGTTTGGTTACTACACTTACACAGGCGCAACAACATTAACTGGAATTAATACTTCGCTTGTTTATTCGGGTGGTACCAGTAGTGGCTTTGTGTTTAACGGGGTTAATTATGCGTATCAACCTGAGGTAACTTTTGTTTTCTATCAGACCAGGGGTACGACCAACCCGGTGCCCGCATCTGGTGATTACAAAGTTATCTTCGCAAAACAAGTCCCTGCAAATACCCAGCGAGTAGACTGCTCAGACGTTATGCCTGAGTTGAGTGCCCCTACTGTTTCTGCTGGCAATACCACTGGTCTTGGTAATGCTTCTCCTTTACGAAATAAAGGAATTTATTTAGAGCGTGGCGATCGCATTTACGTTGGCGTTTTCCCTGACGGCCCTAACATTTCCGGATATATTCCTGGTGCTCACGTAACTGCTCAGGGTGGATTCTTCTGATAAATGGCCAAAAAAAGTGGTAATAACTTTGGTGATTTCCAAAAAGTAAAGCCATTTAATCCTGGTATTATTAAGCCAATTACAACGGAATTCTCTAAGGGTAGTGTTCCAGATTCAATCTACGCTGCCAATAGAGAGTCGGCTTGGTCTAGGTGGAGAAAAGGATACGAACTTGCAAATGCTTACACATATAACAACGAATATACATTTTCATTTAATTATGAAGCACCAAATACCGCAAGTCCTGGAAATCCAAACACTGTAATTTCTGGCGCATTCGTTGGTTTTCCAACAAGTAATAAAGAACTTGGGATGCACTGGGCAATTTGGCGTTATGCGGGTTCTGTTCGTACAGATAAACTAACAGACCCAGTTAGCACTCAAAAACTATTCGTTGAAAGTGTTACAGAAGATTTAATTTATTGGTATATAAAGTTAGCAGGAACTTGGAGTTCTGCAAACCCACTTCCAGCTCCATTTTATATACCAGTTTCAGGGGAAATTAATGGTTTAAAACCTGCTAATACAGAGATTTTTGAAGATCGCATTCTTGTTGAAGATGGGATTATTATTACAAGTAATACAATTAACCCGCAAACACAAACTAGATATGGATATGTTCAAGCTGTAGTTGTTGCAATTAATCAAGATACAGGTGTTTTGACATTTAAAAAAGCTGGATCTGTTTATGTATCACCGGATAAACAATTTATTTCACCCTCTCCCGTTGGCTTTACTCCGGGAAGATTCTTGATCACAGGTTCGAGGTACGCATGCACTTGTCAAGATTTTACAAGAAGAGATTATTCATTTGTAATGGGTCAATCAAATTCAAATCAAAAGCAATTTCCCCGAACAAGAGCATCTGTTATTAAGCCGGGTCGTTTTGAGGTTACTCAAGTTGACGGTGTTGTTGATAACAGTGCAATGACCGAACCAGGTGTAAATCGTAATTTAGATATTTATGCACCTAAAGGATTTGAATTAGATTACACGGTTACTAATGCATCTAACACAGATTTAAAGGCAACACGAGATAACCCTGGAGTATATAGAGAGTTTGGTTCAATCTATAAAAGAAGTACCTCTAACATTTCTACTCCTGGATCTACAGCAGAAGGTATGCCTGGATACGATGATTACAGTTCATTTTTATCAGTGACTGATGGCAACTCAATTCCCCAAGACGTTATTCTTTCGATTTCAGATAACTGGACACCACTACTAGACGAGTTGAGGTATTGCAAACATATTTACGCCCTTAAATTTAGAGATAAATTATTCCCTCCAGAACCGTCTGATTTTCCTGTAGGAATTACTGGCATGGTTGAATGGGAGCAAAAACTTGTAAAACAAACAGAAATTAAAATTCAAAAAGATAGAGAATATTTAAAAACTGTTCGTTCTCTTTCTGTTATGGATGTTCCTCCTTATAATGCTCAGTCTCCTATTTTGTTTCCCGTAATTCAAAAATTGTTTAACATTGCAACAAATAAAATATTAATAGAAAACTTTACAATGTTGAATTAGTGTATACTTGTATTGAGTCTATTAAGACTCAAAAAGATTTTCCTTTATATGCGTCCCTGGGCCTGGTAAGGTTTAAGGTTTGATTGGCCTACACGCCAGAGACCAATGAAACCAATCCATCCCCCGCCGCCTGATCAGGCGATAGTAGACGACTACTTTCAGCTATCTAGAATTAAAGGTTTTGGTTCGGCAGCCTGGCTCTATGGGATGATCGCTACCTACGGCGTTCATCCGAAAGAGTTAAAAGATTTTAAATGGAATTTAAATAACACAATTAAAATCTGTACCAAAAAGAAAGAAATCAAACCAATACATCCTCAGTGGACATTTTTATTTCAGCTAAAAGAAAAGCAGCCTTCAGATATTGAAGACTGCTTTGAAAAGATTAAGAGCAAATTGAATAAGGCTATTGAAACACAAAAGGTTTCCTTGAACCTTACTGATTTACAGCTTGCGTATCAGTTGAGGAAAGGGTTGTACCTACCGAAGAAAGAGGATCAGCAAACGCAATCCCCTTTTTCCTTAGTTCTTTCCGCACGCTATTAAGGTTCCAGCGATAGGAGTCACGGGAGAACGTATCTTTAAATGCGGCATAATGGGGTCCCAAACGAAGGGTTCCATCATCGCGCATTTTGAAGAGCGTTTTTTTGTCCAGTCCCAGGGACTCGCACGCTTTGTTGGCTGAAACCCAACCTGTTGATGCCGCCATAAAAATCAGGGCGTGTTCAGATATACACTACCGATATAAAAGGTTCTGTCAAGGGTCTTTATGAAATTTTAAAATTTAAGATTGGCTTAGGAATCTTAGAATAAGGTAACGGCAACTAAAGAGTATGTTCCATGACGAGCACGCGCCTCTTGCTCTGCTGGTCGAATTAACTCCAAGGTTAGCAAAAAGAAAGTTTAGAGAATCTATCTACGAAGAATGGGAAAGCAAGTGTGCTTATTGCGAAGATTTTGCAACGAGCCTTGATCATATTGTCCCTAGATTTAAGTCTGGGTCAAGTAATAGAAATAACTTAATTCCTGCATGTAGACGCTGCAATAGCAATAAAGGAAGTACTGAGGTTGAAGAGTGGTACAAGCAGCAAGAATTCTTTACTCAGGTTAGGATGGAAAAAATAAAAGCATGGATGTCACAAGAAGTTGTTGATATCTGTTACTACCAATCTTCAGTATTGAAACCGGCTGTGTGATATGGGAATTTCATATGATGCTGGTGCCCGCAGATGGAATGTTATTCGCGAGCGGGAAAATATTCCACGCCTAAGAACCGATTATCCAACGGCAGATCAGCCAATACCAGTGACGGTATCTGTTTATGATTCACCTCCTCCATTTTCATTTATAGACGACCCATACCAGCCTGGGACAACGATTACCAGATTGGTAGACTATGGAATACCAACTGATGAATCGGGTAATCCTCTTTATCCAACTAGAGAAATCAGGTTTAACGTAGATCCTAGAGACGTTGATAGGAATGGGGCGACTTGGGCTATTGCTGGTGCTCTACGCTCTCTTGGCGTCAATGTTGACACCAATGTTTATGGAGGAAATGTAGAAACTCAAGATCTTGAGTCCGCTTTAAGTGGCATTGCAAATCCAGTTAATCAAAAAGCATATGAAATTACTTATTACAGTAATCGAAATAGAGATTTAAATGAAAGAAATAGAGTTGAAAATGAAAAAGTACAAAAGGAAGAAAATGAAAATAGAGCGAAGAATGCGGCTTACGATCGTACAATGCAAGCCGTTAACTCTACTCGCGGCGGTGACTATGTACAGCAAAGAAATTTAATTAGAGGTATTTCGGGAGTTAGCGATGATTTAAAAAGATCAATTGAAGATAACTTCAAAAGATACTACTCAACTGAAAAGCTCCAACCCTGGAGCACATCTTTAGGGGCTAAGCCACCCTATGGAGACTTTGATTCAAACTTTTACCGGAACACATACCCAGACGTAGCTGATGCCTGGCGTAACGCAGCAAGAAATGACGACTTAGATATTCTTGGTCGATTTGATAGCGAAGGTAGTTTTTATTTATATCATTACACTGCTACTGGTAGATACGAGAATAGACGCGCCAATCCAGCGGAACAACTCTCTGCTGCTAATTCTTATACGGAGAAAAGACCAACAGATCTCGAGATGCAACAAGCTAGGGATCTTCAGCTTGGCGAAGGATTAGAAGGTGAAGTTGAATTAGCAATTGGAGAAAGAACACTTAGAGACGTTAAAAAATTTAAAGCATTGACGCAAGATGTTTTAAAAGAAACAATTGCTGAAATGAAGAAAGCAAAAGCAAAAGAACAAGAATTAGCAATGTTCTCGGGCTTTGGTGCTTTTGGTGAAATTACAAATTTAAACAAGGATCTAGCCAATTCAATTCTGGGCGATTCCGGAGTTGGTGGCGTATGGTCTTTTCTTGGTGGCAACAAGGGACAAGAGTCTTTAGAGAAGTCGCTCCAAGGAATCAGTGGAATAAATAACTCTGTTACTTACAACTGGCAACAGTGGTTTGATAATGCGTTGAAAACACGTTACGACGAAGAGATACAACTCGGTCTTGATGCTGGAACGGCAAGTGAAAACTTAAAAATTGAAGGGCAGTTTGCCAGAAAGTTTTTAGATACTTATCTGATTCCTCGCTTTAATCAATCGAAATCAATGAACGAATTTGTTGATTACATTGACGTTAAAGAAGATGAACAGAACCCATTTCAAACACAAGATCTTGCTAACGCTGCCAAGCAGATTGCCGATCTTAAAGCAACACAATATCTTAATGAAATTCAAAATGCTGCCACTCGTTATTTTAATGCTGATTTTTATATCAACCCAACGGGTAACATTGGCAAGCAAGAAGTTTATTCAGAACAAGCTAGAACTGTTCAAGGAGATTGGGAAGCAGCAAAGCGTGGAGATCCTTATTGGACCTCTCAGGCGTATCGTTTTGGTGTAGATGTTAATAATAAAGAGCAGTTTGCGAAGATGCATTATCAGATCAGAGGTCAAGGGCGAGGGTATGATTCCGCTGAAGATTATTTAAATGCTGGTAAAATCAATGACTTTATTTATAACGATATTCTTCCGGCTGTAAAAAATAAAGTTGAGAATACTGAGTTAGTGTTTGGACCTTTCCTCTTGCCTGAAGAGTTTGCAGATGAGATGTTAAAAGGCTTGAATCCAGACGACAAGACAACATGGGAAGACGTATTAAAAAGATATGGACTTACTGATTTCAAAGGAACAATCGATGACTTACGCGCATATATTGTTGAAGCATTAAGAACGGGATCAGCACAGGAAATCCGTGAGAACATCAAGTATCTTAATGAAAAAAGACAAAAACCCACCCAAGAACTTTTGGGTGTTACTTATATTGAGCGACCAGAAGATTACAAACCTGATGCCACAATTAAAGCAGATACTGAACTTTATAAAATATTTCAATCCTCTGGGTTCCAGGGAACAGAAGATGAGTTTTACGAAAACTTTTTCCCTGATATAGATAGGTCCGAACAAATTGCCTTAACAAAAGCAGGTAGGGATGAAGCGTTAAAAACTACAGGTCTAGATCTTGAAAACCCATATGCCTCTCTTGAGACTCTTGAAAGTTTCTTTGATACAGGCACAGAAGATACAGAAGAAACGTCTGAGCCAAGTACAAGTTATTTTACAATTGACTTAGATGAAGAACTACCAGGAAAATCTAAATCTGGTCAAGGCTTCCTGGATGAGTTCACTTCTTTATTTAAGGGATTTGGTTGATGCCTGATAAACGTAAAAAAGCTGCTACTGCGGCAAAATTACACAAGGACTCAATGCCTTGCAACAAACCAAAGAAAACCCCTGGGCACCCCACAAAATCCCATGTAGTTAAAGCGTGTGAGAGTGGAAAAGAAAAAATTATTCGCTTTGGCCAACAAGGAGTTAGTGGCAGTCCCAAAAAAGAAGGTGAATCAGAATCATATCGCAAACGCAGAGAAAGTTTTAAAGCTAGGCACTCCAAAAATATTGCCAAAGGAAAAATGTCCGCTGCCTATTGGGCAAATCGTGAAAAATGGTGACTTAAATGGGTAAAGTAAAAGGCAACACGATTCAGAAAAAAGAATCACAACCCAAGCTCACGAGGCAAGGTCAAGGACAGAATTCCAAACCTTCTCATGGACGTAAAAAGTCCAGAGGGCAAGGCAAAGGTTAACACTTTAATTTAATTAACACTATTATGGAGAGTAATTGCTGTACTTTCCATGGCCGATTTTTTGCGTGCCATTAATATCATCAAAAAATATGAGGGGTATAGCGAAAAAGCATACCCGGATGTAAGCACAGGTTGCGCTCCCTATACTTTTGGTTATGGAACACAGTATTACCCAGACGGTTCCCCAGTAAAACAAGGACATCGCTGTACACAACACAAAGCTCTTGAATATTTGCTTCACGAAGTAGAGCTTATCGATGATGAACTGACACGTTTAAATCTAGGTCTTGACCCTTCCATGAAGGAAGCTCTTATTTCTTTCATTCATTCCATTGGATGGGAACCATTCTTATATAGTGAAATTATTGACGCAATTGAAAACGAAAATTGGGGCCAGGCGGCAGAAGAAATCACCCATTGGATTTTTGATCCGTACCACAAGGTGATTGGCGGCCTGGTAGATAGACGTAGAGAAGAAGCCCACCTGTTTCTCCTGGAAGTCAAGAAGCCTGTTTGTCAACCTGGTGAGATTTTGCTTAACGCATTCAGAACTTATTCGGGTGCCAAACATCAAATACAGGCGATCAGAAACCTGGAAGCAAACAGCAATCCCTATATTTTGGCAGAGTTCTCAAACTGTTTTAGTAAGGAGCATTTCTTAGAATCAGACATCGACTACGAAGAAACCGATACCGAGTTTGCTTCTTGGGATTAGAATATTTGGAGATCAGCAAACAGAAATGGAAGAGACAGTTCGTCCCCGCGAATTAGAGCTACCGCTTCAATTGCAGTTTGCAATGCGTAAAGCAGAGCTGGAAGCCCAAGAAATGACTTGGGATCAACTTTACGCTGCTCTTTTAAACCTTTATCAGCGCCGTTTGATCGAGTGGGCTGCTGTTAAGGATATTCTTGCTGATGAAAATATTGAACTTGAATTTGATTTGCCAACCCAACTGGAATTAGTTGAGCTGGCAATGATGTGCGAAGGAGATGAAGATGATGAGGATGATGAAGATGACGATAGAGAGTTTTCAGTCTTCTAGTTTTTGAATAAGGCGATTTAAATACCACATGCTTTTTTTAGCGTCTTCCAAAGAGTTCCCCTTGGTCCACATACGTAGCAGATACTTGAGCGTTTGCCACTGGAGAGCGCCAAGAACCGAATCAGGAGCGTGTTGCACGGCATCCTCGATCACGTCAATTGCTTCAAACCGACCAGAAGTGTAATGAGGAGGATGATTAACTGAATCAATTTTTGGGGTGGGCATGGGACAAAACCCATCCGTGCACCCAGAAAAAACAGTAGGTGAGTCTAAAAAGACAATTGAGTCCAGTGTCGAATCTACCGGCTCAAACCACGTCTTTTGCGAGATTGCTCCATCTCCTCCTCGTCCACTTCCCCCAGATCCAAAACTAATGCTTTCGGCTTGGGTGATGCCCCCATCGCAAGTCCCTGTTCCATACTCGGAATGTAACCCGTCATACCACATCGTTCTGCTCCTTCAATTTGTAGGTTTGTGCGCTCACGACCTTGTTGTGTGAGCACTAAACCCCTATTGTACATATCTTGAAGGGGAACGTCGTGCTTTTCGTTGTCCAAAGGCTGACCAAAGTCGCTTTCACAGAGGCAACGATTGATAACTTCGTCATTAATGACAAATTGATTTAAGAATGCATCTGGTGTCATCGCCGCATGCATCATTATTTTCCTCGGGTTTCCTTCATTTAAAATAATATCATGGCAAGATTTTTCGACCCCACATATAACAGTGGACAGCGCTCTGGTACTTCCGGCGCTGAAGTCTCGGACTTAAATCCAGAACAGGCTTACGACACAGATATAAGGCGTCTTGATGAAGAAGAGAGGCGCATTGCTGATGAAGTTGATATTCGCAACATCAGGCAACAAGATCGTGTAGCAAAATTTATGTCAGCAGCAAAGACTGCTGGAGCATACAGACAAAGAGCATCTATTGATGAGCCACAGATCAGGGGTAGGACGCCCAGGAACGAGGCTGTTCTTGACGGCGTGTCTCTACCAAGCCAAGGAGATACTGCCGGGCCTACGGGCGCCGTTAGCTACGCACGCAAGCCCCAGCGATTCTCTGGTACCTTTAGAGGTTTTGCTTAAACCTTACTGAAGACAACCTCTTTGGGTTGATCCTGGTACTTACCTTTGCGCATTTTATAATTCACGTCGCACTTCTCGCCACGGAAGAAGAGGAGTTGACAGATGCCTTCGTTGGCATAAATACGATTAAAGAGCCCAGTACAGTTACTGATCTCCAGTGTTAAGTGCCCGGCCCACGTAGACTCCGCCGGAGTAATGTTGGCGAGAATTCCCGATCGGGCATAAGTACTTTTCCCAACTGCAACAACGGTCACATCTTCTGGGAGATCCAAGTATTCTTCTGCAACGCCAAGACAGTAGCCATATGGAGGCAAAAGAAAGTATTGGCCCTTCTCATCTTCCAGTAATTCGGCTGGACGAAGAATACTTTGATCAAAATCTTTAGGATCACAATCACCTGATTGCGTGCGACCAAAGATTAGACACTGTTTGGGCGACAAACGAATGTCATACCCATAAGAACTGAGCCCATAGCTCAGTAATTTGCGTCCATTACTTTCATTGATGAGACGATCCTGAAACGGCTGGATCATCCCCCGCTCAATCGAAAGTTCTTTGATTTCACGATCAGAGAGAATGCTCATAAATTTGACTGAAGCTTTAAGATCTTAGCTTGTTTAAATAAGAATGCGACCCATTTCGCCATAGACTTCAACAAAATGTTGCCTGGCATCCTCTACATTCCTTCTGGGCTGCAAAAAGATTGCAAACGAAGTACAAGTCGTACGTGTTTTTATTTCACCAGTGTGGTGAAAATGTTGCGTCAACATTGGACGAGTTCTGAAGATGCAAATGGGGTGATCGAATATGTCCTGGCAATACATAAACATGTCTGGTGCATTAGCAAAATAAATACCTTGCTCAACTTCACCAGATAGCCACTTTCTTTTCAGCGTTCTCCACCAAATGGAATAGCTAGAAGTCAACGTAGGAGACAAACCACGCGTCATTTTCCATCGTTGAGATTTGCTATGCCAGAAATAAGAGTGTTTTGGTGGAAATAAATAAACATTTCCAAACCACTCCTGTTCATTTAATCCGTCTTCAAGGGGAGTGTAGTATTTTTTTGCGTTGACGTATTCATTTGCTTTAGTTGAACTAGCCGGATCCAAATCAACGCCACCCATCACGAGATGAGCAGAGTCAATCATATCTCTTGAGCTGATCCACTCATAGTCTTCAACTAATTTGTTCCCAATAAAAGCAGCCATCAGGACTCAGAGACCTTGTTGTAATCAACAGCAAGAAAACGAATGCCGTCTTTGTCGTTCAAGATGTAACCAGCGCTTTCTTCTGGGTCAATTTTTTGTGCAGCCTGGAGAATGCGCCCAAAAGTTTCAGCAAGATCACCATTATTTTCTCGCTCGCACTCCTCTTGTGCACTGTGAAGCTCTTTCAATGTCAAATAAAACATTGATTTCTCAACTTGCTCAGGCTGAAAGCACATAACGCCAGGCCCTTCAGCTTCCCAGAACTTAGAAAACATCTGGCCCATATCGCCAAGGATTAATTTAAGCGTCGTATCCAGCATCTTTGCTTTATCTTGATCAAGCTCCGGACCAATCACAGAGGCAATCAATTTTTCGCGTCGGTTCATTTCTTTATCAATCCTTGACGAACTAGGGTTTCCCGCATTTTAGGTAGCGGCTGGTAGATAACGACAAGTTTTCCGAGAATTCCCCGTTTTTTAATTAGTTTGCCGTTCTCATCCCGAAGCTTATCAAATTCTCCGGCTCTAATCAAATATTCGGCAACACATCTGAGCCTACGTTTCAAAGGCAAATCTGCGTTGGGGAATTTACCACAGATTGTATCTGGTCCCATGTCCTGGAAAGCCACACGCAATCTGTTTGCTAGTGTCATAGCAAAAGTAGGGTCTTCTTCTTCATAATTTTTTAAGTTTTCGAGGTATCTGCGCAGGATGGGAGTATCAAAGGACCCAGAAGGAGGCAAAAAAATTTCTATTTGCACCGAAAGGGAGGCCGGAAGTAGATCCGTGAAGTTTTCAATTGTTACATCTTCTATAGACCAGCCGTCAAATCGGTGCGTCATCACAACTCCTCTGTAATATCCGGGTCGTCAAAGTCAGGAGTCTTGGGAACAGAGGGGTTGGGGATGTGAGAATCTTTTTCTTCTCGAATTTGAGAGCTATATTTGACAACATCTTTCTCCATAAAGCTCCTGTACCCAGGAATGGTATCCTTTGTGAAACTTTGGATCAAATTATTCCAAGGAATACGAATAATCTGTTTGTTTCCACCGACAGGACTGATATTGATGTAGTGTAACCCGTACACCCAGCCAGAATCCGGTCGTGTTTTTCCTGTGAGAATACA